GACACAAACGTCAGGATCGGAAGGCAACATATGATGCGGAAGCAACATAAAATTAGACTTCAAGAAAAAAGCGTCACAAAAAGAACGCTTCCCATCAATAATCCAGGACATATAACATAAATTCCTGGAGATGGGGCCAACACATCTTTCAAATGTGGTGGTTTTACTTTTGGTGGTGACGGGCAATTCCTCAACAACGAGGTCAGCCCAAGGATTCTCGGTTTCCAAGCGTTCCTGAACTTCATCAGGAGTCACTGGATTGAGAGCAGACTCGGTAGTAACACCGAACGATTTATACAAATTGTAGAATTTGTGGATGCCATAAGCGGCAACACACACAACTCCCGCAGCAAGTACACGCAAGTCATAAACATAACGTGTAAAGGCGGTAAAGTCTGGTCGACTCTTTAAAATTTCATCATACGCTCTATTACGAGCGCTTTTTACAATATTAACAAATGTACAGAAAAATATATAAAATAAGATACAAACAAAAGTAAATGTAATAGGATTATTATACATACGCAAAATCTCAATAAGAAGAGATAGCGCAAAAATCCAATAGGCAGCCCAGATATAAGACTGCTTCTTGTAATATGAAAACAAATAACGAGAAAAGACAAGATCCATAAAAGTACCCGTAATAGGTGAATGGATCAAAAAGGACGGAATCCTAGAGCAGTAAGCAATAGGATGATAAGAATTGTACCAACGAGCCATATCCGTCCAGGATAAAGACAACCCAAATTCAGGCTTGGTACAACACGAACAGTTTTGTTTGACATTACAGCATTCAAAACAAATTTCGATGCTCTCATTTAAATGAGTGTTCGTGTCAACAACATATGATTGGATACGTTTGTGCTCGATAGCACGTTCAATTGCGTATTTCAGCATTTGATTAGTGTCCAAAGTTGCAATGTGTTTCCAGTGGGATTCCGAAGAATTCTCCAACATTTCTTTCTCACTGAATTGCGAGATATTGCGCGTATACGCATTCTCAGCTTCGTGAAGAGAGTGGGAAACAGTGCTCACGCTTTCAATAACGGGCACAATAACTTTAAAGTCCCAAGCATTAGGGACACCTGACATAGAGCCGTAAGTATTAATAATCTTTGAAGGCGAAAGAGAATTCGCCGTAGGATTAGTACGGAATTCAGGTTTGACATGCGGTTGAACGCAAAAGTCAAAACGACGGTGCACAGCCGTCTTACATGCAGCTCCTTTTTCCAAGGAGGTCATGTTGTTCATGGTGACGACAACGAGAGAGACGTCGATAGGGATTTTACCCTTTTCATCAACGTCTGCTTTAGTGGCAGTCATAGGTGCATTATTTTTAATACGAAT